GAGCAGTGGTCTGACATTATGCTCCATAAGTATAGCGTGCCCGTATACAATTTCTCATTTGACGCATCTGGTTCCGGGTTCTTTATGAGAAAATTCAAGCAGGGAAGACCTATAATTTCAAATACAAGACCGATAGTCGAGTATGATGAGGCTGGCAACCAATCCGTAATGGAATCTTATTATACACGAAGAAGCCAGTTGTTGGGTAAATTGGAGGCCGCCATTATAAAAGGAGAAATATCGTGCAAGATAGACAAGTTTACCCAATTCCCACACGGGCCGAAAAGAACCATGACCACGTTGCTCGACATACTTATTGAGGAACGAAACGTGTTTAGAAGGGTTGATAGGAACGGAAAGATATACTACCGCAACAAGGATGAGTTCAAGGTGTCATATAAGCTATCCCCGGACTACGTAGATGCCATGTCATTTCGCATGGAGTTCGACCTTGACGCAAGACCGAGAAAAGAGAAACCACGTATATATGGGAAAATGGACTATCGGCTGGTGTGGGATTTTGATTAATGTGCATATTTTTATCTTTTTTATGGATTTATTACCATTTTTTAGCGTAATTTTGCTGAAAATACGGTAAAATAATGAAAATTTCAGATTACACAAGAAAGCCGTCATGGTCAAGGAATGTATATACAAAGGGTTCCGAGAGGCATCCCACTGCGATTACCGATGCGTTTATACCGCAAACCTCAATGAAGCTAAACACATCGAAGAAACTCATCCTTGACCAAACTGCCTTTATGCAAGAGCTGTCACCAATGGCTCACGAAGTATTCTCAACAAACGTCAGGTCGTTACGCCCCAAGTATCGGTATATCGAATCAACAGGAGAATATGTATTCAAGGGCTATGAGGATGTGGAACGCGTCGGACTGCCCATACAATCGTCTATCCGTGATAATAAAACCGGCTATTGTTTTGGCAACCCGTTATGGTTCGGCAATGAATCGGGCGATGAGAACTCAGAAAAAATGGCAAACTTCAAGGCGTGGTGGAACTCCACAAACATGACCGCGTGCCTGTCTCAAATGGGATACCACCTTTTCGGTACAGGCGATTCCGCCATCGCGATATACAAAGATGAAGAGGGGATACACTATAAAGTATTCGGGTATGAAAACGGGGATTGTGTGAATGAGGCTTTTGAATATATTGACGGGAAGCGAAGTTCGATAGGCGTAAGAATGTTCCAGATTGACGGACACGATGCGGTTGAACTTTATAAAAGAAAAGAGGTGGAATTATGGATTAAAGCAACAGATGATGAGATTAAGGCATCGTTTGGCGCGGAACCTTCCGCAAGATCCGAAGATGGGTATTCGTTGATTTCATCCACACCGCACGGGTTCTCAAAGGCTCCATTTATTTATTTCCGTGAAAAGGATGTCCCGTGGGGCATAGCACAAGATGTATGCGACAAACTGGACTTGCTTGTTTCCGATTTGTTGGAAAGTGGCAGGTTTTTCTTCAACCCGTATATATTCTTGAAAGGCGGTGCAATAGCGCTGCCGTCAACGGACTTCCAGGGGCGCGTATTCGCCTCGGAAAGCGAACATGGGGATGCCAAGATACTGGAACCGCCAAACGCATCAAGCATGTTGGAAACCGCGTTCAACAAACTCATGAGAACACTCCTTGACTCCACAAAAACGGTATTCATACACCACGAGGACTTGAAAGGGCAAAATGATAGCGGCGCATACCTGAGAATGTTATGCTTCCCTGAGATACAATGGGCTACAAACTTCTATCCCCGGATAGATAATCAGATGAAACGCTTATTCTCCATATTCGCAGAGGCGGTAGGTATTATAGAGGAAGACATTACGGGATATATGGGGTTGCGGTTCTCTTATCAATTTACGCCCTGTATACCTCAAAACCTGCAAGAAGAGGCACAGATTATAATAGAATCACATCGTGCTGGGGTACTTTCACGTGACACCGCGGTAGAGGAACACTCGCTTGCCAACCCGCAGGAAAAGAGCAGACTGGAGGCAGATGATAAACGCAAGGCTAATGCGGAAGCCGTAAAAACACAAGCAGCCATAGCGGTTGCTGAGAATAAAAATAATATCGAGGGCACGTCCTCAAGTAATAACAATCTAAAAAAATAAACTATGGATTCAACAAGAATTAAAATCGGGCAAGTTCTCTACGGGCAAAAAGAATCCGGGAACGTGGCCCTTGTGAAAGTCGAGAGTGTAGGTATCTGTGGTATCAACTACAACGACACAGACAACTCTTTCCAGTACTCATTTGATGAGCTTTTCGGGATACCCGTGGCGGCCAATGTGTTGACATCGTCCGGGTTCACATTAAGTAATGGGCTGTATGTCAATGACAACATCAGCTTTATCAAAATTAAGCAAATTAACGGCCAGTGGTTCTGGTATGCCGACAGGGATAAGTGCATAATGGTGAAATACCTGCACGAATTGCAGGGATTATATGGAGACCTTACGGGAAATACACTTGCCGTTGACGAAGATGCGTTGCTTGATGCACTTGGTAGCCTAATGGTTCTCTCCGCACCTGATGGGTTCGCCACTTCCGCAATGACGCCCAATACAGTAACCATAACATGGAATGAGGATGCCGACGCCGTAGGATATTCCTACCAGCTTGGTGATGACGATTGGGTGGGAGTGGATGTTGCTAAGGCTGAACTCACCGGACGTACACACAGCACTACCTATAAGATAAGGGTTAAGGCTATCGGTGATAATGTGTCGTTTGTGGATTCACCGGTATCCGAGGAATTTAGCTTCACCATGAATCCGCTTATCGTGCTTGATGCCCCCGCCAACCTTACAGCCACAGAAGTTGGTGTAAATGAAATTACC